TCAGAATTAAAACTTCAAGATGGTTCACATCTTAAAGTTTCTACGTCATACAAAGCGCACATAACAGAGGCGAATAAAGAGATGGCGTTTAACTGGCTTCGCAACAATGGACTAGGAGATATTATTAAGAATGAGATCTCAGTGTCTTTTGGTCGTGGCGAGGATATCAAGGCAGCACACTATGCTGAACTTGCGAAGGGTCAAGGGTTACAACCGACACAAAAGTTGAAGGTTGAACCCATGACTCTGAAAGCGTTAGTCCGTGAGCGTATTGAGGCAGGTAAAGACATGCCAACGGAAATCTTNGGGGTATTCTCNGAGAATAAGACAACAATAAAAAGGAACAAATAACATGAACCAAGTAGCAGAGAAAAAAGAAGGCGCACTGCAAACGAATTTATTCGAAGCAGATGCACAACAAGGTGCTCAAAATATATCGCAAGAAGATCTTGCGTTACCTTTCTTAAAAATTTTGGGACAGCTATCACCGGAAGTCAATAAGCGTGATGGTAAATATGTCGAAGGCGCAGAGCCCGGCAAGATAATCAATACAGTCACAAACGAATTGTATGACGACATTGATGTAATACCTTGTCACTACAAAAGACAATATGTTGAATGGCAAGACAGAGGTACCAGCACAGGTGCACCTGTTGCAATTCACGATGCAGATAGTGATATCGTTAGTCAAACGACTAGAGATAAATCTTACAAAGATAGATTACCAAATGGTAATTATCTTGAGAACACTGCAAATCATTTTGTACTTCTTTGTGGTAAAAACCCAGGAACAGCTTTGATTTCTATGAAAGCTACTCAATTAAAAGTGAGTAGAAAGTGGAACTCAATGATGATGGGTATCAAGATGCAAGGTAAAAACGGATTGTTTACGCCGCCAACTTACAGCCACATTTACAAACTAAAAACCGTTCAGATGTCTAATGACAAAGGAACATGGTTTGGTTGGGATGTAACTAAGGTTGGTCCAGTCNCAGAAAAAGATCTGTATGACATGGCTAAAAGTTTTGCATCAAGTGTTGGCAAAGGTGAGATCGAAGCCAAACACGGAACCGAAGAGAGTAACAATACTCCTTACTAGAATCCTAGGTAGTGGGCGTCGAAGCGAGAGTGGAAACGCCCATTAAAAAATTATGTCGGTAGAAAGATTTAAAAATATATTTGCAGGTTTGGAACGTGCAAGAGGTGTCACTTATGTAGATAAGAAAGGCGCTGATGGACAGAAGATTAAAGGTAAATCTTTTGTTGTAAGAGAACCTGTTACAGATCAATTGTGGCAAGACCACATGCAAGGGACAGAACCAAGTCTAGGTATCATACCAATTACAGATGACAATACATGCAAGTGGGGTTGTGTTGACATAGATTCATACGCAGGTTTTGATCACAAAAAATTAATTAATAAAATAAAAAATTTAAACTTACCATTGTTGGTATTCAGATCTAAATCTGGTGGTGCACACGTATTTTGTTTTACAACAGTTCCTGTTGAAGCAAAAATAATGCGAGATAAGTTATTGTCGATTAGTGCAGTGTTAGGTTATGGTGGATCAGAAGTTTTTCCAAAACAAGTAGAATTAAAATCGCAAGATGATACAGGAAACTTTTTAAATTTACCATACTTTTCTGGTGATCAAACAACAAGATATTGCTTTAACGAAGAAGGTGAAGCTGTTAATCTGGAACGTTTTTATTTGTTGTATGATTTATATAAACTTACACCAGATCAATTAGAAAAATTACAAGTCAAAAGACCAGAGTCAGAATACAACGATGGTCCACCATGTATAGAATCATTAACACAAGATAAAGTTTTAGATGATGGTAGAGACAGAGTTATCTATCAATTCATACAATATGCAAAACGTAAATGGCCTGATGCATGGCAAGATAAAATTTACGAATTCAACTACAAACATTTCAACCCACCATTAGAACCAAAAATAATTGCAGGCAAAGTAAAATTTAACGAAGGCAAAGAACTAGGATTCAAATGTAATGAAGAACCAATGTGTAATCACTGTGATAAAAATTTATGTAGAACTAGAAAGTTTGGTATTGGTGGTGAGTCTGTGTTTCCAACACTGTCTGATTTACAGAAAGTATTATTAGATGAACCATACTATTGGGTGAACGTAGATGGAGACAGGGTTAAGTTGGATAACATAGATTATCTAATGGAACAAAGATTGTTTAGAAGAACTGTAGCAAAACAAATAAATAAAAAACCACCGAGAGTTACAGTCAAAGAGTTTGAAAAATTTATAGATCAATTACTACAGGGTGTAGAAGAAGTATCAGCACCTGTGGGATCTTCAAAGATAGATCAATTAAAAAATCATTTAGAAGATTATTGCATACAACGATCAATAGGTAGTGTAACTAAAAAAGATATTGTTAATGGAGCAGTGTATACAGAAGATGGCAAACACATATTTACTTTTCATAGATTCTTTCATGGACACTTAGTTAAGAAGAAATGGAAAGAAGAGTATCAAGTCACACAACAGATGTTAAAAGAACATTGTGGTTGTGAAGAGGGACGTATGATGATTGGTAAAAAGAAACCATCAATTATGAAAGTAGATATATTTGACAGACATGAAGATCAGTTTAGTCAAAAGAAATTAAAAGAGGAGGATCCGTACTAATGAGTCAATTAGAATTATTTGATAAACCAGTTACAAAAAAAATAATTAACAATATAGAATATGGTGAAGTAAAGGTAGAAGATCTTATGCCGGACATAGAACCAAATCAATACATACTACGTCCTACAGGTGGTTGGCATTACTTTAGTAACATGCCACAAGCACCTGAAAAATATAAAAAACCAATTTGGCCATACATTAGTAGTACACGAGGAAACAAAACAGTTATTTGTGCAGTGACACCAAACATACAATTTGGAGGATATCCTACTATAAGTTTAAGATGGAGAGAGGGTATTAAAGATAATGGTGTAATGTCAACACCACAAGTCATGCATAGAATAGTAGCTTTAGCTTACGTCCCAAACCCAGACCCTTTGACACACATACATGTTGGACATAAAGAAGATGAAAAATGTAATTACTTACCAGAATTTTTAGAATGGACCACACCTGCCGATAATCATACAGGTAAAAAACCAAGACGATCTTCTGAAGAAGAATTCTATAATTTTTTCGTGGCACAAAAGTGGGTTAAAGATTAATGAAAACCATAGTGTTAGGTCCACCAGGAACAGGTAAGACGTATACTTTATTAAATAAAGTACAGGACTATTTAAAAAACACTGACCCAGATAAGATAGGTTACTTCGCATTTACAAAGAAAGCAGCCAACGAAGCTAAAGCAAGAGCGATGGATAAGTTTAATTATACAGAAGATGACCTACCGTATTTTAGAACGCTACACTCGCTAGCTTTTAGAAGATTAGGAATCAACAAAGATAAAGTAATGCAGAAAAGACATTACGAAGATCTAGGTAGAAAACTAAATTTGTTTATCGACTACAATGATTATGATGAAGAAGAAACGGGTTTGTTTACAACAAAGTCAGATTACTTACGGTTGATACACCTTGCAAAGTTACGGAACATTACATTAGAACAACAAGTAAAATTAGGTGAACACAATACAGAAGTTGATTATGATACACTGGTGCATCTTGGAAATGAATTAGAAAGATACAAAAAAGAATATGATTTGATTGACTACAATGACATGATACTAAAGTTTGTAAACTCAGATCTGTCACCAAAGTTTGATGTTGTATTCATTGATGAAGCACAGGATCTATCGATGATGCAGTGGAACATGGCAAAAACTATTTGGAATAAGACACAGGATTCTTTTATTGCAGGTGATGATGACCAAGCAATATTTAGATGGGCAGGAGCGGATGTAGATTCTTTCATTACACAAAAAGGTAAACTGTTGAATCTTACACAGTCAAGAAGAATACCAAGAGCAGTGCATGACTTTGCACTTGGTATAATTAAACGTGTGTCACACAGAAGATATAAAGAGTGGGCACCAAGAGATCATCAAGGATCTTTACGATTCTATGATGACGTCAAGGACCTGGACATGTCTTCAGGTAATTGGTTGGTGCTAACACGAACAAGATATATGTTAAATGATATTGAAGACGAAATGCGTGAACGTGGTTGGTATTTTGAAAACAGATTCAAAGCAATGCCAGAGAAGGACGCTGCAGCTGCTGCAGCAGATTGGGAACTAGCACGTAAAGGCACACCATTGAGTTACCCACAAATAGAAAAGATATATAGTTATATGTCAACGGAACACGTTGATAAAAATTTTTTAAAAGGTTTAGCCAAAGAAGGTTACTACAATCTTGCAGATACAGGTATTAAAACAAATGCAGTTTGGTTTGAAGCGTTTGATGAACTTAATTTTAGAATCAAAAGTTATATACGTAGCATGCGTAGAAACGGTGAGAATTTAAAAGAAAGACCAAGAATAAAATTATCTACGATACACAGTGTCAAAGGTGGTGAAGAGGACAACGTAGTATTACTAACAGATCTAACACAGAATACATTAAAGTCATACAGAAAGAATCCTGATGACGAGACAAGATTATTTTATGTAGGTGCAACAAGAGCAAAAGAAAACTTGCATATCATAAGACCAAACGATTATGAAAAATCGTTTCCAATGGAGGACGTATGACAAACAAAGANATGTTTAAAGGAACAACTTATAATTCTTTAGAAGAGCAGGTAGGCGGGAAGCACTATCGCTCGATGAAGATTCAACCTGCAGAGTTTATAAACGAAAACAAATTGCTTTTTGCAGAAGGCAATGCTATAAAATACATCTGTCGACATCAGTCGAAAGGAAAAGAGGAAGACATAAAGAAGGCAATACATTATCTAGAAATGATATTAGAGAGGGATTACTCATGATACAAAAACCTTTGTTCGCACCACAGACAGAGTGGTTACCTCCAACAGAATTTCCTGATNTATCAAAGTATGANGAGATCGCAATTGACTTAGAAACAAAAGATCCAAACTTAAAAACTATGGGTTCTGGATCTGTAACAAGTGAAGGACACATTGTAGGTATAGCTGTAGCTGTGCATGATTGGTCTGGATACTATCCTATCCGTCACGAAGGTGGTGGTAACATGGATCATGGAATGGTTACGAGATGGTTTCAAAGTGTACTAAAAACACCTGCAACTAAGATATTTCACAATGCTATGTACGATGTATGCTTTTTAAGGGCTGAAAGGTATGAAATACAAGGTACCATTGTAGATACCATGATTGCTGGCTCTCTCGTAGACGAGAATCGCTTTCGATATGATTTGGGCTCTATGGGTCGGGATTACGTCGGAAAGGGCAAAAACGAGGCTGTATTGAAGGAAACTGCTGACGTTTGGGGTGTCGATGCTAAGTCAGAGATGTATAAACTGCCTGCGATGTATGTAGGTGAATATGCAGAACAAGACGCAACACTGACACTACAGCTGTGGCAGGAAATGAAAAAAGAAATTGTACACCAAGATATAGAATCTATTTTTGAATTAGAGTGTGCACTATTTCCTTGCCTTGTCGATATGCGTTTCTTAGGCGTTCGTGTAGATACCCAAGCAGCGCTTGAATTGAAAAACAAATTATTAGAAGAAGAAAAAGAGTGCTTACAAAAAGTAAAAAAAGAAACAGGAGTAGATACTCAAATATGGGCTGCACGTTCAATTGCGACAGTTTTTGAAAAACTTCGCCTACCATTTGACCGAACTGAAAAAACAGATTCTCCATCATTTACTAAAAACTTTTTACAGAATCACACCCACCCACTTGTGAAACTAATAGCCCGAGCCCGTGAAATAAATAAGGCTCATACCACATTCATTGATACCATATTAAAACACGAACATAAAGGTAGAATTTATGCTGAGATAAACCAACTTAGGTCCGATCAAGGTGGTACAGTTACCGGTAGATTTAGTTACGCAAATCCAAATCTACAGCAGATTCCTGCACGGAACAAGGAACTTGGACCAAAGATTAGATCGTTGTTTATACCAGAGGAGGGCTGTAAGTGGGGAGTATTTGACTATTCACAACAAGAACCAAGACTGGTTGTACACTATGCAGCATTACAGAATCTCTATGGAGTGGACGAAGTATTGGATGCCTATAACGAGGGCGATGCCGACTTCCATACTATCGTTGCTGACATGGCAGAGATCCCTAGATCACAGGCCAAGACCATAAATCTTGGTCTGTTCTACGGCATGGGTAAAAATAAACTACAAGCAGAGCTGGGTGTATCTAAAGACAAAGCTGAAGATCTTTTCAAACAGTATCATAACAAGGTACCTTTTGTAAAAAAACTGATGGATAACGTTATGCAACGTGCCCAGAACAGAGGACAAATCCGTACATTGCTAGGACGACTGTGCAGGTTTCATCTATGGGAGCCCAACCAGTTTGGGATTCATAAAGCATTACCACATGAAGCAGCGCTCGCGGAACACGGACCAGGGATCAAACGAGCATACACATACAAAGCTTTGAATAGATTGATACAAGGATCAGCCGCTGACATGACAAAGAA